TCTCCAAAGAACGCTGCATCCGAAACAGAAAGAGATAATGCAAACGAATGGTATAAGTCAACACTATACTCACGACTTAACGAACCTACAAAGGGAGTTAGGATAATTATTATGCAAAGAGTACACGAAGACGACCTTAGCGGTTACCTACTTTACAACTCTCCTGACAAACACCAACACATTTGCATACCCGCAGAACTATCTGACGACCTAAAACCTAAATATCTTGCCGAACACTACGAAGATGGTCTGTTTTGGAAGGAAAGGTTCTCTAAACACATACTAGACGACTATAAATCAGCTTTAGGCTCTTATGGATATGCGGGACAGCTACAACAGCGACCTACACCTGCCGATAGTGGTATGATACAGAAAAATTGGTTTAAGATTGATACAGACAAGCTAGATGGAGTAGTAAACTTTGTTATTGACCCTGCGTACACCGCAAGTCAGAAAAATGACCCCTCTGCCCTGTTAGCATACATATTCTTAGACAATAAATGGCAAATTACCGAAGTTCAGAACGTAAGACTTGAATTTCCTGACCTTGTTAAGCATATAGGTAAGTTTGTACACAAGAACGGTTACACTAGCCAATCTAAAATATATGTAGAACCAAAGGCAAGTGGTAAATCAATAGTTCAAACTCTTGTAAGAGAAACAGGATTGAACGTAAAAGAAGACAAACCACCAACAAAAGACAAGGTGGCTAGAGTACAAGACATAAGTGCTACCTGTGAAACAGGCAGAGTGTCTTTGCTAAAAGGACATTGGAACGAAGAATTTTTAATGCAATGTCAGCAATTCCCTGCGGCAAAGCACGATGATATGGTAGATTGCCTTGTAATGGCACTAAGTCATCACTTTTCTGCACAGAAAGTGGTATTCTTTGGCTAAACAGGGTATAAAATTGAAAAATGACAAAAATTGCGTAATTTAAGCAATAATTTTTAACAAATTTGCAACTATGACTAAAATAGAAGGTGTAAGCGAAGAACACACGGTAATCTTAACAGAATACCTTACTTTCTTGAAAAAACAGCTATATACTATAACAGAATACTGTGATGAAGGTAAATATCACGATTTTGAAGACGTTTTAGAAGATATAATATCATATTATGTTGATTTCAAGAAATACGCTGTTCACGATGAGGCAGGTATGGAAGAATGGATTTATATGTTGCCAAACTTGACTATGTACTCATTTATGGGGTTTTTAGCGGGTGTAAAGAACAAAAGAAACATTATAGTAATAGATAAGGTCTATGAAAGTGTTTTAATGTCAACAATGGAAACGATTGGACTTATCTCCGATTCTATTCAGGATAAATTAGAAGTAAAATAATATGTTAAATATAACTATAAATAAAAAAGATTACGAGATTCCAAACAAGTGGTCAGAAATGACTTTAGAATACTACTGCGGAATATATGAGATAATCAAAAAGTATCAGCGTACCGAAGAACAAAACGAAGAAGATGAGGGGAAAGACCTATCAAAATTCTTTTTTGTTCAAGAAACAAGGATGTATCGTGAGTTATTTATCTATATGACAAATATTGATAATGACACAATGGATAAAATTCCAATGGAGGATGTAGAATCTGTAATTAAATGCTTAGACAACATTATGGAAAAGTATGAGCCAAAAGGAATTACACATTTTGTGTTAAATCACGATACATACTATTTTCCAATGGATTTTCTAAGAACAGGAACTTTTGGAGAGTATATTGAATCAAGTCAGCTTGAGATGAACACAGAGTACCTAAAGAACGGTAGATTTGATATTTTACCCGAACAAATGGCTATTTTGTGTAAACAAGTTGACGAAGAATTAGATTTAGATAATATTGACGAAAAAACAAAACTTTTCAAACAAATAAAAATGGATATTGTTTGGGAGTTCAGTTTTTTTTTGAACAAACGTGCAATATCATCTCTAAGTCTTATCCAAACCTTTTTAGGGGAGGAACAGATAGCGTAGCTGTTGCAAAGGCAAGTAAGATTATGAAACCATTTGGTTGGCTTAATACTCTTTATGACTTAGCAATGGATGGTGTTTTTACTACAAATGGTAAAGATGCAATACAAAGCGTAAAAGATGAAAGTCTGTATAAGGTTTTAACTTTTATGTCTTGGAAGACAGCTAAAACAGATTATGAAATAGCTGTAAACGAAGAACAAAGAAAACTAGCAAACAATGGCATTTAAAAGGCTAAGAGAATTAAGAGATAGGTTTGAACAACAATGGATAAACGGAGGTTTTATTTTTGGTTATGAAAATGAAATTAATGAAAATCACAATAACGATTATCCGTTACTTCTTGTTTTACCACCAACATCAGAACTTCCTGCAACGGAAGGAGATAGTAAGGAAGATTACACTTTTGAGTGTTTAGTCGTTAAGCCTTATCATCAAAACCAAACAGGCTCACTTGACGTAGTGCTTTCACTATTAGAACAAGAAGCCCTTACTTGGTTACAAAGAGTATTAGATAGCTACACAAATAAAGAGGTAATTTTAAGTCCTAACAGTATATCAGTTGAACGAGAAAAAGAACTATATAACGACAAGTTGATACAAGTTAGGCTTACTTTTACTCTTAATGCTTTCTCACATCACTTCTCTCACTATGACGAGAGTTCTATAACTGCTTTATCTCCAAGTATTTGGTTGAGGTCAGATTTAGGTGTTAAAACGCAAATGTTTGGAGGTAACGAGGTTGTAACAAGATGGAAAGACCAAAGTGGTAATTCTAACGACTTTATACAGGCTACATCAACAAAACAGGCTTCCTATGAATACGAAGACACTACCAATGGCTATCCTTACCTTAATTTTGATGGAACGGATGACTTTATGCAATGTGTAAATAATTCTATTGACGGAACGTCAGATTCTTTAGATAGAGCAATATCTATGTTCTATATAGCTAAGACCAACGCTGCAACAGCAGGCTCTCTTATATCTTTAAACGCTTCTAATGCTGCTTTTCCTCAAATAGATATTAACGCAAGGGTAAACAACGGAGAATCAAATTGGAACAATTACCTTAATGATAGTCAAGATGATGTTTCTAGTTATATATACACAACTGATGTTTTAAACACAACGGGAGTGTATGGATTTACCTTAAAAGCAAACGGAGAAATGATGTCTTACTATAATGGTGCTAAGGTAGATACAGAGGACAACGCAAGTTTTGACCCACAGCCATATACCAACGTATATCCAATAATGTTGGGTGCTACTAGGTTTGTTTCTCCTGCAAACTTTTTAAACGCACAGATACAGGAGATACTTATATTTGACAAAGCTCTTAGTACAGACGAAGCATTGCATTTATCAAAATACTTACAACATAAATACAACATATAATGGCAAGTACGCAACTAATACAACAACCAATATCACATATAAAAGGATTAATCTCAGCACACGAACCTATAAAGTTTACGCTTAGGTTGTCAGATTCTACTGCAATAGATAATTTTCCGTCTTGTTTGTTTATAATTACCCCTAGAGATTCTCGTACTAATGAATACGACTATGATAATAAAGTTACGATACGAGTTCAGCCATCAATAAATGTTCCTAATATACTTTCAACCGAAGGCGGTAATAAGTCTACCATAAACGACTTTGCTCTTGACTTAAGTAGTATATGTAGAGATTACCTTTCTTACGACCTAAGAAGCTGTACTCAGGACACCTCTAAGGGTGTCAACAGAGATATTACACAGTCTATGCCATCATACAATATGTTTAAGGAGTTTAGTGTTACTATTCGCCCTGAAGAATTAGTTTCAGGAGTTTTAACACCTGATTCTAACATTGAGAAAGTTTATAACTTTAAGGTTGCTAACGTAGCTTTTTCTCACGAAGAACAGCATAGCCTTTACATAGCAAATAGATTATATCAAGACGGAGATGACTTTGATTCAAACGAGGGATTGCTAAAAGCTTTTACGCATAGTGCAGATAATACAACGGGAAGGCAAAAATACCTTACACTAAAACCAAATCATAGGATAATAGGTACTGACGAATGTGAATACATTTCTATTGTTGCAAAGGGAGGGGAAACAAACTATCCTTACGCACTAATAAATTTTACATTTAAAAGCGGACTTGGATTAACTGATGGTCGAGGGAATACACTAGCACTTAAATTAAACTTTTCTGCTCAAGGAAACGGAAGTTATAGTTCTTCAGGTGGTATTTACCATTGGGGAGGAAATCCTATTGATAACGACTTTGCCTCACACAAACCTGAGCTTGGTGTTTTTCAGTTAGGAGTAGGAACAAGAAATATAAAAGAAGCATTTTTTGGTTGGACTGATAGAACTGAAGATGGCACTCCACCAATAGGAGATTGGAGTAACATAGCTTCCTATACAGTAAAAACTTTAGGCTCTAACGACAGCAAACAGGTAGGGCAAACATTAACTTATCACATAAACCACGATTCAGAAAACGACAAGTATTTTGGAAAGTCGGTAAGGTTTCATTGGCAAAACAGACTAGGAGGTATAGACAGTTATACTTTTGATGGTATGGCAACGGAAGGAATAAAAGTTTCCTCTAAGATGTACGAGCAATCTATATACCCACAATTTACAGGACAGATAGGTAATTCAGTAGATAGTGCTAAGTTGTTTGCAAATTCAGAAACTCCTAACACAAGTTTAAAGTATGGAGGCTTAAATAACAGGATTGGAGGTCTTACCTCAGACGAGTACAGAAGTGTCAGCAAATCGACTGTAAAAGCCTTTAGAGAGGGTCAGGCGGTATCAAACCCATACCCAAAACAACAACAACCTATGATGGAGGATTTATTATCTTCTCCTAACGTATGGGTAGAAAGAGGTTGGAAAGGTAGAGAGATATTTAGAGATAACTTTGATGCAATACCAACATCGGGTAGTTGGAATGTAAGAGTAGGAGATTTTACAACAAGCGGTAGCGTTTCTTCTGCTGACGGTCATACAACGGGAACTAATGCTTACATTAAAGGCGATAACGGAGGAAATGATGAGCTTTGGGTAGATAGTAAGAAGCTATTTTATTACGACCCTGAAAAGATTTATGAGGTAGAAGTAAGGGTAAAGCGTACAGGAAGTGGCTTAGGAACTACTTATTGCGGATTATTAGGGTATGCAGAAAACAAAACTACTAAAATAAGTACAGCAGGAGCTAATACTCACGATTCAGCTCATTATATAACCCTAAAAAATTACGACCAAACAAGTAATGATGAGTGGGAAGTATGGAGGGGGTATATATCGGGTCATATATCTGCGGGAGATACAGCAGGTAGTCTATCAAATAGCCCAAACTTTCCTGCAAAAGCATATACGGATATAGAGTATTTTGCACCACAATTTATATTTCATTTTGACGACAAAGCAGGGACAAGTTTTATAGACTACCTTGTAGTAAGAGAATACGAAAGTGATTTACCAATGACTAGCGGATGGTACAGCACATTAAACAAGAACTACTATGTTCCTGTAAATATAAAAGATGCTTCTACGTCAACATTTGATAGCGAGAATCAATCTACTATGACAATAAACTACGTTGAAAGTAAAGAAAAAAGAACTATACAATAATGGCTGAAATAAAAGTTGAGTTAAGAGATTTTGACAATAAGATACTAGGTAGTCTTGATATTACTTCTAGTGATAACTTTCCTTTGTCTTTGACCTATCAGAATTTTGATATTAGAGATTTTAGTTCAAGAAACGGTAGCTTTAGTAAGACTTTTAAAATACCCGCTACTAAACACAATAACGTATTGTTAGCACATATTTACAAAGATGGTAACATTGATGTAAAAAACACTAGAGCAGATATACCATCTACAATATATTCAGACAATGTTCCGATAGTATCGGGTACTCTTAAAGTAACAAAAATATTAAAGAATACAGATGTATTAGAGTATGATTGCAACTTCTTAGGAGATAATATGGATTGGGCTTCTAAGATTAAAAACAAAGACCTTAAAGAGTTAACATTTACAAAGACGGGAGGTTACATATATGATGACGTACAAGGATTGTCGGGTAACGCAAGAGATTTTTCAACTTTTCAATCAACAGAAGACACTTTACACTATCCATTAATGTCTGTTGGAGAAGGGGATAGCCCAAGAAATCAAGTTGTAGATTCTGATTTTGTTCCTTCTTTTTATCTTAAAACAATATGGGATAAGATATTTGCTGCCGAAGGATATACGGTAGATAGTCAGTTCTGTAATAGCGACTACTTTAAATCACTTATAGTTCCTTTTGAATTTCAAAGGCAGGGAGAGATAAGTAACTTTAAGTACGGAAAAATACAGAGAACGTCAGAAAGTTCAGAATTAGGTGTTCTTAACCATGGTAACGATATAACTAACCCCGCACCTCACGTTGCATCAACAAGCCTTACCGTTAGCGGAAGAATAGGTAGGTTGACACAACTTGCCAATGGCAATATAATACAAGCTAGATTTCCTTTTAACGGACAGCTAGTGATAGATGATGCGGATGTTCAGGCGGATACTTTGGCATTGCAAAATTCAACGGGAAATGTTCAAAAAGGCTCAAATACTCACGCAAGTATTGACGGTTCTACTATGCTTGTAAAGAACGAGGCGGGTACACACGCTATTGACTTTAACATAAACTTTAGACACTATAAAGAATCAGGGGGTAATAGTACGGTAAAATACAAAATAGTAGGAGAGCTTTGGCAGGTAAACGATGATTTTGATGGTAATATTTCAACAGATTCAGATTTAACTAACGGTACTTATTCGTTTTACAACACAGTAAACCTTGCAAATCAAGGAACTAACCCTGCAAACAACCCAATACAAAGGCTTTGGAGAGAGGAATCTGACCTAATACAAAGTCAGGGTCTTCACGATTCCACTTATAACTTTAGTACCTCTCAAGATGGTGCTGTTATAGTTACGGGAAATGAAGTGGGGGTAAAATATATGTTTACTGCTGCTATTGAAATGATAGATTATGGTAGTTACAATTCAGGTAAAGTGCGATTTTCGTGGAAAAGCGGAACAATGGAAATTAAAGGTTCTGACACTATTGAGATTGGAGAGGACTTAGGGGATATACAATACTTTATTCCAAAAGGAAAACAATCTGATTTTATTTCGGGTGTTTCGCAGATGTTCAACCTTCAGTTTAAAACTGATTCGGCATCTAAAATAGTTAAAGTAGAACCTTACGACTATTTTTACAAAAAATTTAGCGATTCTGTTGATTGGACTAGCAAAATTGATTTTTCAAAAACTATTCAAGATGAATTTATACACGATATAAAATCAGAGATAGTAGTTAAATATAAGGATGCTTCTTCAGATGCTTTTTTAGAAAGGTTTAACAAGAAAAATGAAACTGATTGGGGTGCTTACAGAGAGCTAGACACACAAGGAATATTTGCTGACGGAAACTATACTGTTGAGAATAAATATTTTTCTCCATCATTTAATTGGTATGAGATAGACTACGTTGACCAAGATGCGGGTCATTCATCAAGCAGAAGACCATTTATACCTATCTATCATTCTAAGTATTCTAATATAGAGGCTAACAGAAATGCAATAAGAGCAGAGAAAGATTTTGGAATAGGTGCTAGAGTTCTTATAACTGTTCCTGTTGATAGTGGAAACGAAAGATATATGAGTTCACAGTCAGGTCAAATCACAGGATATTCTACTCATACTCTAGGAGATATTACAACATCTAATACTTTTGAGTTTGATTTTTGTAGAGCAAACTTCTTTCACTTAGACAATGCTCAAAACCTTTCTACGGGTTCAGACCAATTTGGAGAGTTTGTGAAGTTAAACGCAGGAACTTATAATGGAACAGCACTACTTTTAGACCCAAATCTATCGTTCAACGATGTTGAATATTTAGATGCACAAAATTCAGGAAATACATCTACGCTAACAGGTTTGTTTAAGAGCTTTTATTCTAAAATGGTAAACCAACTAAAACAAAAGCCTAGAATAAAAAGCATATACATCAATCTAAATCAAAACGATATTGCTCTGTTTGATTTTCAAAGGCTTGTGTTTTTAGATGGAATTTATTACAGGGTTAACAAAATAGTTGATTTTAAGCCACATTTAAAGCAAAGTACAAAAGTAGAATTGGTAGAGTATTTTGATTTAGGATTAGAAAGCAATACGGGAGAAATAATGAATCTAGGAGAAGTATTAAACTTATAATGAGTAAATTTTACAAAATAACTGACAAGCAAGAATCTTTACAAAAAGTGTATTGCACTATTGATGGAGTTTTAACACCTGTTGTCTACAAAGAATTAACCTCTAGTTACACAACGGGTGCTGAGTATTCTTCTTATAACGACTTAAAAATTACAGGTCAAAAAAGATTGATTGCTCAGTCTTCCCTTAAAAACGCTTCGCCAATACAAGGGATTCTAACGGAAGAAGTGGAAACAACTACAACAACACCACAGGCGGGAACTGTTATTACAAAGACAACAACCAAAATATCTCCTATCTGTGTATTTGAGTTTAGCCACAAGGTGTTTGACGAAAACGGTTCTGTTTCTAAATGGGTAAGCTCTTTTGGAAGTTCATCGCTATCTCAATCAACATCAGGAAATCAACCTGCTTTGGGATTTTATGGCAAGGGTATTAATGGTTCAGCACCTATATTTTTTGACGGTGCTAACTCAGATTTTATGTCTTTCGATTCTGCCATAACTCTAACAGGAGATTTTACTTTGTTTTTTTATGTTGAGCCATTAAAATATGTAGGAAGTATGAAACGTCAAAGACTATTGGGAAAGAGTGATAATGACAATATGTTTTTATCTATTGGAGAATTAGCAAATGAATCATATACACTAAGTTTTACTTCTTCAACTAAAGTTCAGGTTGCCAACACACCTCTATATTGGTCTCCACATCAACCCGTAAAAGAAGATAAAAATAAGGTTTTAATTAGCGTTATAAGAAACGGAACAACACTTATCATAAGAGAGAATGGTCTTCAGGTGGCTTCCGAAACAGTATCAACAACAGACTTTACATTTGACCAAATGGGAAAGGTGTCTGACCAAGATGCTGATTCACAGACTATGCACTCAAGTATGTATCACTTTTCTGCTTTTAATGGTGCTATCGTTAAAAACTTAGAGAACATTGAGGCTTCTATATTAAAAAGAGTAAAACAAGCTAAATCTATATAATGAAGAACTTAAAGAGGGTGTTTAATAAGATAGGAAAGCTGTTAGTTAAAGAATTTAAAACTGAACTAGAGCAACAAGGACACAGGGCTTCTAAGTCAGGAAGTATTATAGACGGACTACGATTTACCACATCTGATACAGAATTAAAAATAACTACCGATAAGGCTTACGCTGCTGTTCTTAATGACGGTGCAAAGCCACACTTTCCAAACACAGATGCTATCGAAGATTGGGTTAGAAAAAAAGGATTTGCTAGTGATGAAAAAGAGGTTAAGAGAATAGCTTATGCGGTAGCGTTAAGAATAAGCAAAGAAGGAACTCCGACAAAAGAAAGTTATAGTCCTTCAATAACAAACAACGGAAGAAGAACAGGATTTATTGAGCAAGTTATAAATACAAACAAACAACAAATTACAAAAGATATTCAGTCTGCTGTCGGAAAGGATATAGAAATACTATTTACTAAACTACCAAAAGAAATATAATGGCAAAGAACACCACTATACATAGAATACAGATTGAAGGCACTAGCGACTTAATTAGATTAAGAAAAGAGTTGGATGGCTACCAAAAGTCTTTAAAAGAAGTAAAGAAAGAAACAAAAGATGGTATGACTAGCGGACAAGCTAAGAAGTATCAAGAACTTTCTAGCTCCATAAAGTCTACTCGTAAAGAGTTAAATCAAGCCGAGAAGTCTTTAAAGGGAATGAATACCACTAGCAAAAAAGGTATTGGTTTTATCGGTAAGATGGCAGGTGCTTTTGGAGCTGCACAAATTGCTAGTCAGGCTTTTACTAAGGTAACTAGATTGTTGGGTCAAGCTATAAAAGACGGTATTAAAACATTTAGAGATTTTGAATTTGCAATGGCTAAGGTAAAGGCTATTTCAGGTGCTACTGATACTGAGTTTGTAAATCTACAAACATCTGCAAGAGAGCTAGGTAAAAGTACATTCTTTACCGCATCACAAGTAGCACAACTTCAATTAAACTTATCTAAACTTGGGTTTAGTTCTGATGAGATAATGCAATCTCAAGAAAGTATATTGCTTCTTTCTACTGCCTTAGGAGAAGACTTAGGTAGAACAGCAACGGTTGTGGCTTCTACAATAAGGGGTTTTGGTGCTGACACAATAGAAACTGCTAGATTTGCAGATGTTATGGCTTCTGCCTTTTCAAACTCCGCACTTGATATAGAGAAGTTTCAAACTTCAATGTCTAAAGTTTCCGCTATTGCTTCTATGGCAGGGTTTAGCTTTGAAGAAACAACGGGTCTTTTAGGGTTGCTTACAGACAGGGGTATCGAAGCATCTATTGCGGGTACTTCTCTTAGAAACATTCTTTTACATTTACAAGACGGGTCTTCAGACCTATCTAAAAAACTAGGAAGAACAGTACACTCAGGAGAAGATTTTATTGTTGCTTTAAAAGAGCTTAGAAATAGCGGTATAGATGTTGCAGGAGTTATGGAGATAGTAGATAGAAGGCAGGTTCAGGCAATGAACTCTTTTATTGACGGTGCTGATACTTTAACTGATTTCAATGCACTTCTTAGTAAGTCTTCGGGAGTTTCAGAGGAAATGGCAGAAATAATGGAAGACACCTTGTCGGGTTCTATATTAAAAGCTAAATCAGCTTGGGAAGGTCTTACCATAACTTTATTGGAAGGCGGAGGTTTTATGCAAAAAATGGTAGATGGTCTAACTTCTTCCATTTCAGCTCTTACCAACAGTTTTCAAACAGCAGAACAGGCAGCTAGTATTGAGTTTGGTGATAGGCTTAAAAAGGCTTCTGAACAATTTGCTAAACACAAAAAAGATTACAATGATGCCCTTAAAAAAGGAGGCGGTCAAACTGTTATGATGAAAAAAGAACTTAGCGACTATCTTATGAAACAAGAAGACTTGTTGGCTAAGAATGTTCAGTTTTTAAAAACATCTATTGGAATGAGCCAAGACGGTACGTTTACCGCTAGTGCAGAGGGTTTAGGAATCTCTCAAGATGAACTTGATATGCAAATCAAGATGGTTAGGTCAATGGAAATTGCATTAAAACAATTATTTGTCCGAACAGACGAACAAGTACAAAAAGAAAAACAAAATGCTATTGATGAGAAGAACAGAAAAGATGAATTACAAAAGGCAATAGATGCTGAACTGTTAGCTAAAAAAGACTTAATAAAGGTTCAAGAGCTTTTATTAGCTCAGGCTAAAGAATTACCACAGAATAACGAGGCAGAGTTGACCTTTAAAAATAAAAAAATTCAACTAATAAAATCGGAAATAAAAAGATTAAAAGAGTTAGGTGTAGAGAAAGAAAAACAATCAAGACTTCAAATTGGGGATAATGATTTTAGCGGAATTGTTGGAGATGTGATGTCAAGTGCAGATGAAGATATTGCAGGTAAAGAAGCTGAGATGCGACAACAATATGTAGACGGAAAAATACAGTCTGAAGCTGAACTAAACGCAAAGATAATTGAAATGAAGATTGCACATTTCAACGATATGTTAGCACTACAAAATCAATCAATCATTGGAGAAGAAGAAATAGCAAACAAGGTCTTATCTCTTGAGTTTATGAAAAAGAAGGCTGCTGACGATACCGCAAAAGCAGACCAAGAAAATACAAACAAACTTATAGAAAATGCTATTATGTCTGCTGAAAGCGTAGAACAGGCTTTTGCTAATGTTATTACCGTAAAGATTAATGAGATACTTTTAAACGCTATGTCTTCTATGTTTGCAGACGGAACTATACCGTTTTTTGCTAAAATTGGTCTTGCTCTTGGTATGAAAACACTTGTAACTCCTATGATAGCAAAATTGTTTGGCGGTGGAGAAGGAGGCAAGTTTGAACAAGGAGGTCTTACAAACGGAGGAATGTTTAAGGGTTCTTCTCACGCTAACGGAGGTGTTAAGTTTGCGGTAGGCGGTAGAATACACGAGGCAGAAGGCGGAGAAGCTATTATAAACAAGCGTTCTACTGCAATGTTTAAACCAATGTTGTCTGCTATGAATCAAGCGGGAGGCGGTGTTAAATTCGCTAACGGAGGTTTCTTGTCAACAGGAGAGAAGTTCGCAATGGGCGGAGAACTAGCTAACGTACAGGATATGATTAGTGGTGGAGGCGGTACTACGCAAGTGATAATGGTGGAGAGTGATGTAACACAAACTCAGGGTAGAGTGAGTGCTATTGAAAGTCAGGCTACTTTTTAGTATATTGCGATATGGCTATTAGACAAAACAAAGAAGAAATAGTTTTAGAGTTCATTGATAACATATACAATGAGGTTAGAGCTAAGTTCTCTGAAGATGCGGGAATAAAGAATGTTTTGTATCATTTGATAGAAAGCGGACTTGTTGACCCTAAGCAACTAAGAGATTATATGGTTATATCGGATTACAAGAAGATTATTAAGAAGAACGCAGGACATAAGACTTATACCTTTATGGATTTATCTATTAAGTATGATATTTCCGACAGGACAGCTCAAACAATAGTTTATCGAGGAAAAGATAAGTTTAAGGGCGACAACAACATAAGATAAAGGTTTTACAACTTTTTTCGCAAAGTCTATAATAACTATATATATATTTGCAACTATGAACAAATGGTACTCAATAGAAAACAAAGCAGACGGTAACCCTGTCGAAATCTCTATATACGATGAGATTGGCGACTACGGAACTTCTGCTAAGAACTTTATAGAGGAAGTAAAGAATGTAAGTGATAGAGATATTACGCTAAGAATCAACTCTGTTGGTGGTAGTGTATTTGATGGTCTTGCTATTTACAATACTTTACGTTCTCACAGAGGTTATGTAAACATTAAGATTGAAGGCTTGGCAGCATCAATTTCTACCGTTATTGCAATGGCAGGAGATAATATTGAAATGTCTGAGAACGGATTTTTTATGATACACAACCCATTCGGACAATCGGCAGGAGAAGCAACTGATATGCGTAAAACTGCTGATTTACTTGACAAGATTAAAAGTGAAATTATCGAGATTTACTTAAAGAAAACAAACCTTTCGGTTGAAGCTCTTTCTGAAATGATGGATAAAGAAACTTGGTTGTCTAGTCAAGAGGCTGTTGAATTTGGCTTTGTTAATGATATAACAGAACCAATGAAGGTGGCTGCATCGTTTGACCTTTCTAAGTTTACTAACGTAAATGAAAAAGAGGTTAACGACAAACTAGGATTAATTAATAACAAAAAATCATTTAAAATGACTGAAGAATTAAAAACTTGGTTTAATGGTGTTAAAGAAGAAATCTTAAACGCTGTTAACGGAGAGAAAGTTTCATCTCCTGCTCAAGAAGTTTCTGTTCTTTTTACTGACAATGAAGAAGTAGTAAACAAGTTTTCTGAACTTGAAGAAAATGCAACATCTTTAAGAGAGGAAAAAGAAGAATTAGAAGGTCTTGTTTCTGAAAAAGAAGGCTCAATAGCTGACTTGATGAACAAGGTTTCTGAATTAGAAGCTAAATTAGCAAAAAGTGAAGCTACTGAAACTGTTGTTGAAGCAGATAGCGACCCTGTTATTGTTACTGAAGAAGTAGTAGTTAACGAGTGGGATAGCTTTGCTAAATCAATTTTAAAATAATAATATAAACTAACTAAATTTAAGTATTATGGCATTTCCAAATACAAACAACTTACCTGCGTTTACGCAGATGGATGCTAACCAAAGCATTATTTCTCCTTTGTTCTTAGGACAAGACTATATGGAGTATATGAATGTTCTTCCTGATATTAAGGGAGTAACAAAAGTTGACCACTTAGGGTCATTATCTAAAATTACTAAGGCTTTTACAGCAGGTGCTTTCGCAGGCGAAACTACGGGTACTTTCTCAGGTGTTACTATTACTCCTGCAAGAGTTGAAGCTGAAATTGAATTTTACTCTAACTCTCTATTCGGGAAAGTAAAAGCTCAATTAATGAAAGGAAACTTTGAGTTCGATAACATTGACGGTACTGCTGTTAAAAATGTACTTATCGACTTAATCGCACAAGGAATCAAGGCTGACTTTAACAGACAGTTATTCTTAGGCGATGCTTCACTTAGTTCAGGTGGAGATTACCTAGACTACAATTCTTACGATGGTATATTCGAAGTATGTAAAGATACTTTAGCTGCTGCTCAAAAATTAGACAACTCTGATATTACAGGTGTTGCTAACGGAGAAGCTCTTAACGCTGCTGCTGATGGTGTAAACATCTTACAAGCTATGTATGATGCTGCTACTCCTGAGTTATTAAGTGCAGGAAATCACGTTTTCTTTGTATCAGGCGATATTTACGACAAATACTCTGAGTATTTAGAAGGTACGGGTTATGCTGCGGCAGGACACTCTGTACTTGTAAACGGTATTCCAAACTTGACTTACAGAGGTATTCCTGTATTGGCTCGTAGAGATTGGGATGTAGCTGTTGCTGCTGACTTTGCTATTATCAATGGTGCTTCTGCTACTGAGGAAACTCACAGAGCTATCTTAACTACTCGTGATGCAATCATCGTAGGTACTGACTTTAGCGAAAGTGCAATGGAACAATGGTATTCTCAAGACAACAAGTCTTACAGATTCCGAGTATCTTATATGTGTGGAGTTGCTTTAGCTGATGCTAAACTAGCTGTTTGTTACACAGCAGATGCTTTAGCATAATTAATATAATTAATGGGGGATGAAATACTCCCCCTTAATTTTTAACTTTTAAATAATAATAAAATGGCAATAGAAAATTTAGTTTTAGCTGCTACTGACTTTGAGAAAAGAGGTGGGTTAAAACATATAGGTCTTTGTGCAACATCAAACCTAACACCTACGTTTACTGCCGCAGGTACAGCAGATACTCACGCTGTGGCTTTAGTTGATAGTGCTTCCTTAGCTTTGTTTGACTTAAAGCAAGGTACGGGTTCTTTAACAACTAGCGGTTCAAAAGAAAATGGTGTTATGATGTTTGAGCATACTCTTTCATTCTACATTCCTAACTGTTCAAACGTACACTTTGGAAACTTACAAAAATTATTACAAGAGCAAATTGCTGCTGTTGTAGTTGACCATAACGACCAAGCGTTCTGTATAGGTATGTCTGCTACTTTTCAGCACACAACAGGTTCAGGCTCTTTCAATAATCAAATGTACGCTACAATGACAGGTCTTGAAGGTGGCACAGGTGCTGCTTTAGGCGATGAAAACGGTGTTACTGTTACTATTACTTGTTCTTCAGGAGAACTTCCTAGAACTGTATCAAGTACGGTTACTGTTGACCTTGCAGCAGGTACAATGGCATTATCTTAATAATTAATTAAATTGGGTACGCATCGTGCATTTTGCACTTTGCACCCTTTTTATTATATTTGTATATATGTATATATCAAAAAACAAAGAAGGCAGGACTATCTTTAACGAAGGTATTGTTGTTATGTGGGCGGATGCTACACAAGAAGAACTCAAAGCAATTTATGACTTGGGTTATACTAATTTTGTAACAAAAGAAGAAAATGCAGAATCAAAAAAATCAAACTCAAAAGCAAAAAAAGCAAAAAACAAAGCCTCAGATAAAGAGTAGTTTTGGTGCTAAGTACGCTTTTGTTAACCTTTCTACACCTCAAGTTTCTAGTGAGGTAAAAGACTTAGACAGGTTAAGAGAAGATTGGATGCCTTTTGGAAAAGATAATTTGTTTCCTCAATATCTTGCTGAATTAAAAAGACAATCCTCAACTCACAGGTCTGTTCTAGCACAGAAAACAACTTTCACAACAGGTGGAGGTTTTTCTACGTCAAACGAACAGCTAAAGGACTTTATTGAAAGCGTAAACGCTAATGGAGAGAGTTTAAAGGACTGTTTTAAGAAATTGGCAGATGATTACTACACTTACGGTAATGCTTTCTTAGAAGGTGTTGTTTACGATGGAGGTGTAAACTTCTATCACAAAGACGCTTCTACTGCAAGATTGTCTAAAAATAAAAAGCACGTTTATTTTAATCCTGATTGGTCTAATTATAAGCGTAACAAAGAAAAAACACAAAGAATACCTGTTTATCCTACTATATCACAAAGTAGGTTTATAATACACTATAAGGATTACGAAAGTACATTTAACTTTTACGGACTTCCTGACTATGTAGCTGCTTTAGAACACATAGCAATAGATTTTGAAATAGGTAAATATAATCACACAGCATTTAAGAATGGATTTAGTCCTTCCGCTATTGTTACCGTTAATGGGGATTTTGGCGAAGCAGAGGCAGAGAAGTTTGTTGAAACTGCCAAAGATACTCTTACAGGTAGTGGTAACAACTCTAAGATACTTTTCTTAGTAAAGAACGGAGATGATGCTAACAGCACAGATGTTCAGATTATAAATAAAAAAGAGGATGGAGATTTCTTAGATTTACAGAAATTAACAGACCAAAATATAATTACTGCTCATAGATGGCAACCTGCTTTGAGTGGTATTGTTTCATCGGGTAAGATGAATAATACAGGTAGCGAGATTAGAATTGCTTATGATTTAGCAATGAGTACGGTTATTAGAGATACAACAAATATTCTACTAGAGCCTATCAAAAGAATCATAAACGCAGAGGTTGGTATTGATACAGATGATTTAGTTGTGGTTTACGAACCGCCTATCTCATTCTTAGCTGATATTGACCCTAAGCAAGTTCTTACTATTAACGAGCAAAGAGCAATGCTTAACAAAGATTTATCTGATATTGAAGACGGAGAGTTATTGATTTCAGACAGACAGACAATAAGAGTAGAACGAAGTAACACAAACAACTAATATGGCAAACGTAAGACAGTACAACAATTTTGTAACAGCTTCAGAAGTAATAGCAAACGCTTTTACAAATCAAGCTACTGATACAGCATTAATATCTGATAGTATTTTAGATATTGCTGAACTTGCACATATTAAGCCTGAGCTTGGATTAGATTTTTACGAGCAATTAAAAACTCAAAATCATACGGGAGGAACGTTATCTGCTGTTAATCAGACACTTGTAACTGACTTTTTAAAACCTGCTTTATATTGGTTTACTCGTTTTGAAGTTATGAATGAAATACAATACAACACTACCTCAGCAGGTTTAGTTGTTAATGTATCTGAGTTTAGTAATCCTGCAAATGTTGAGCAATTTAATCAGATGAAAAGCGATACTTATAGAAAGGCAAAGGTTTTTCTTGATGATATGATTGCATACATTACTCACGAAGACCAAGTAAATCAGTTTCCTTTATATGGAACAGATGGAGATAGCTCTATGCCTGACCAAGACATAGCTAGTAAGTTAAACGGAATAATATTCTATTAATGGATTTAGTAAAATACTACATAAACAGACTATTTAAAAACGCTGTAAGGAAGAATGATGACTGTCCTGACGGATATGAACACGAGATGCCTGATGGTAATTGGATGTGCGGAAGGGAACACCCTGAGCCTTACAACTTCACTCAAGAAGAAATAGACGAAACATTTAAGGAGTACAAGGCTTCTGTAAATATGAGTTACTCTGAGTTAAAGAGATGGTCTGAAACTGAGTGTAGTAAAAAGGCTAGTATAGGAAGGACAGCAATAAACAGGAATCTAACATTACTTTCTAAAAAGAAAGCTGATTGGACTTCTGCTAACGCAACAGAAGCTAGGAAAGCTATTGCATATATAGCAAGAGCAAGAAAACAAAAACAAGGCAAAAACGTGAGTAAAGACTGCCCTTACTCAAAGAATTACATTGCTTTAAAGAATTGGGCATACGATAGAAATAAATAAAAATATATAAAATGGCACAACAAATACAAGACAATACTGTTCTTTCGAGAATGATTGGTCATACAATAGGTCAAGATGTAGAGATTTTTACAACTGCTGCACAAACCTCAAAAAGTTTTTACTGTTTGCACTTTCCTGTTGCAAGTGTTGTAGCTAGTATTGCTACTTCTGATTCTACGGGAGAAGCTGCTTTACAAACTACACTTCCTGCGGGAACAACATTATTCATAGGAGTAGTAACAGCAATTACACTAACAAGTGGAATCTGCATAGGATATTCAAATAAGTAAGATATGGCAAGTACAGTAACAGCAGCTACAATGACGGTAACTATAACTGAATCTATCTCTTTAGGTGGTGCAAATTATGGAGGTACTAAAGAATTGTCAATACCATCTATTAAAGAGGTTTACAAAAGAATAGTTCGTGTACAAGATGATAACGACTGTACGATAGCTACCTTTAAAACAGATATATATGATGGGGACAATGCTCTTGACACTCAAAATGTTAAATACATAAGAGTAACTAATTTAGACGACACAAATCCTATCAACCTATCCTTACAAGTTTCAGGTTCTGAAAACGGAACAGCTAATATGTCTACAACTCATTTAGTAAGTGCGGGTCAAAGTTTTATACTGCATACTATTCACGATGGTATAGGTTTAAGTGATGCAAACGCAACTATTGTAACATCATTAGTTGACTTGGAGAGCATTTTAGTTGATTCTCTTTCTGAAGATGTAGATGTAGAAATTTTAATAGCAAGTATATAATATGGCAAGTAACGAACATAGTGCTTTAGACAATGCTCAACTTCACGTTCCAAAAGACTTTAGTTCGGCATCTGCTAATACGGTTTTAGTAAAGAACGGAAGCAATGCTTTAGCTTGGGTTGACGACAACCTTAGACGTATGCAGCACATTAGGGTTGCAGGATTTTTTCAAAAAACTTCAACAGCAGAACACTCACCTACTTACGCAGGTGGCTCAACTCATACTTGGGATACTGTTGTTACTGATTCTACTGTCGATGCACAAGATGCTGTTGCACAAGCACAGCTTTACTGCACTAGAGCAGGATTTGTTAATGCTTTTGAAGGTGTAATAGCTTGTACTTCGGGAAAGACTATAAACCTTAAAGTATATAAAGGCACTCCTGCTGATGCTAGTGCTGCTGCTATTGACTTAACTCAATTAGGTGCTACTGCTACCGAAACAGGTGGAGGTAATACAAACGTAGATTTATTTGAAGCGGGTTCTATGGGTTCTTCTGCTTCTTTTGCGGCAGGAGATGTTATTATAGTAACCATATCGTCAGGAGATGCAAGTAGTGCAACTACTGCAAGGTTTAACGGAACATTAGAAATAGTATATACAGACTAATATGTTAGGACTAGGATTATCAATAGGAAATAAGAATACAAGTATAAAAGATATGCTTGGTTTACAATTATTTTTAGAGCAACAGAATATTA